TAAGCGGCACACAAACCATTGATGGCATAGTGTTAATTTCTGGTGATCGCGTGTTGGTGAAAAACCAAACAGCGCAAGCAGACAATGGACTTTATCTTTGTGCGGCGGGGGCGTGGACAAGAACTACGGACATGAACACTTGGGCGCAAGTGCCGGGTGCTTACGTCTTTGTTGAAACTGGCTCTACCCTTGCTGACACAGGCTGGGTGTGTACATCCAATGCTGGCGGCACGATTGGCGTGACTGCAATTACTTGGGCGCAGTTCTCAGGCGCTGGCTCTGGTGTAAGTTCAATTACTTTTGGTTCTACTGGGCTGACTCCATCAACTGCAACTACGGGTGCTGTAACTGTTGCGGGAACTCTTGCTATTGCCAACGGTGGTACTAACGGAACTGCAACACCAACAGCTAACGGAGTTGTGTACGGAACTGGGACAACGATTGCCTATACGGCGGCTGGGACTACGGGGCAAATATTGCAAGCCAATACAAGTGGGGTTCCAACATGGGGTTCTACTTACGCAGGAACTGTCACATCTGTTAGTTTTACTGGCGGCATCATTACGGTTGCTACTGCTACAACAACTCCTGCGTTCACAGTTGCTGGAACAAGTGGTGGAATACCTTACTTTACAAGCACAAGCACTTGGGCGACATCTGCGCTGTTGGCGGCAAATGCTTTAATGATTGGCGGCGGCGCTGGAGTTGCTCCAAGCACTACGACTACTGGAACAGGCGTTGTAACGGCTCTTGGGGTCAATACAGGCTCGGCAGGGGCATTCGTAGTCAATGGCGGCGCACTGGGTACACCATCAAGCGGCACGGTAACCAACCTAACAGGTACGGCATCGATTAACATTAACGGAACTGTTGGTGCTACAACCACAAACACGGGCGCGTTTACTACTGTAGCCGCAACAACTGTAACGGCAACAACTGGCATCTTCGGAGGTACATTCTAATGGCGGCCACAAACTTTACACCAATCTCGCTGTACTACAGCACAACTGCGGCGGCAGTTCCGACTTCTGGCAACTTGGTTGCTGGAGAATTAGCGCTCAACACTGCTGACATGAAGTTGTATGCCAAGAACAGTTCTGGCGTGGTCACTTTGTTGGCCTCAAACACCACAACAACCAATGTGGCGTCCATCACCTTTGGTACAACAGGCTTAACTCCTTCTACAGCTACCACAGGCGCAGTAACAGTTGCGGGTACTCTTGCAGTAGCCAACGGCGGTACTGGCCTTACAACCCTGACTGCTGGCTACATTCCTTACGGCAACGGCACATCGGCATTTGGCAATGAGTCCAACCTGTCTTATGACGCTACAAACAATCGTCTTGGTGTAGTCGGTACGGGTTACAGCCCTAACATTGCTTTGACAGATGCCGCCACAATTGCTTGGGACACCACAACAGGCCAAGTGGCTACGTTCACATTTGTGTCCACAAACAGGACAATGGGAGCGCCATCTAGCCTTGTCTCTGGTGCTTTCTATGCGCTGGCGGTAATCCAAAACTCTGGCTCTAACACGCTTACTTGGAATTCAATTTTTAAGTTCCCTAGCGGTACAGCACCTACACTGTCAACTGCGGCATCTGCTAAAGACTATTTTGTGTTCCGATCTGACGGTACAAACCTTTACCAGCAAGGCATCTCACAGGCGGTTGCATGACTTTTCCCGTCTTATCAGCTAACGGCCCATCGGGTTACAACTTAACCCGTTCTTTGCGGTTTCGCTCTAGCGCTTCTGCAAATTTAAGCAAAACATTTGCTGCATCACCAACGGTACAAACAAAACAAACTTTATCTGTATGGTGCAAAAGAGGTACTCTTGCAACCGCACAGCGTTTGATGGCTGGATATGATGGTGTTCAAGCTAATGGTACAAGACTTCTTTTCCAATCTGGAGATAATTTAGAGTTTAGATTTAATTTATCATCAGTTTTAATTACAACAGCCGTTTATCGTGATCCCTCTGCTTGGTATCATGTATTAGTGTCAATTGATACAACGCAAGCAACAGCCGCAAACAGATTATCGCTTTATGTTAATGGCGTTAAAGTTACCGATTTTAGTACTGCTACTTATCCAACACAAAATGACGTATCACAATTTGTATTAAATAACGGCAACAATAAAATTGGTTCTCAAGATAACAATACTTTTTATTTTGACGGCTACATGGCTGAAATGAATTTCATTGACGGTCAAGCCCTGACCCCATCATCGTTTGGCTCAACCAACGCCACTACTGGCGTATGGCAACCCGCTAAATACGGCGGCACATACGGCACAAACGGGTTTTACTTGCCCTTCTCAGACAACTCTGCGCTGACTACTGCATCTAATGCGGGTTTGGGCAAAGACTTCTCAGGCAATGCTAATTACTGGGTAACCAACAACATCAGCCTGACTGCGGGTGCGACATACGACTCGATGACTGATGTGCCAACACTGACAAGTGCGACTGCGGCTAACTACCCTGTGGCAAACCCGCTGTGGAAAGAAGCAACAACTACAATTACAAACGGAAACCTTAATGTTACTGGCGGTAATCAAGGTGGTTTCTCAACTATGGCAATGCCAACGGGAAGCAAGTTTTATTGTGAAGCAACAGTCACAATTGTAGAAGGTTTTCAAGCAGTTGGCATTGTAAAAGCCAGTGCGTTTAGTGGATCACTATCTTCCGCATCATTATTTGGTTTAAATGCGTACAGTTACTATGCACCAAGCGGGAATAAATACGTTTTGGGCACTTCAACTGCTTATGGTTCGGCATGGGGTACGGTTAACGATGTTATTGGTATTGCCGTTGATTTGTCTGCAAACACATTGACGTTTTACAAAAACAATGTTAGCCAAGGTGCTATTAGCATTGCTTCAGGAATTGACTACCACTTTGGCGTTTCAAACGCAGGCGTTGATGGCGCTGTGGCTTTTAACTTTGGTCAGCAACCTTTTACCTACACGCCCCCCACAGGCTTTATCAGGCTGAACACATACAACATAACGGCAAGTACAGTTCCAAACGGTGCGGCTTACTTGGCGGCTACGCTGTATACGGGTACATTGTTAAGCAACTCAATTTCTAACGCTGTTGGATCGACATCTTTCCAGCCTGATTTGGTGTGGATTAAGTCACGCAGTGCGGCTACTGACAACAAATTGACTGATAGCGTCCGTGGGGTAACCAAAGGTTTGATTTCAAACACAACAGGTGCAGAAACAACAGATACCCAAGGTCTAACTGCATTTGGTTCTACTGGCTTTACAGTGGGTACAGATACCAACTACAACAACTTGTCAGCAACGTATGTCGCTTGGCAATGGAAGGGCGGCGGCACTGCTGTATCCAACACCAACGGAACTATTACATCCTCAGTAAGCGCCAATACGACCAGCGGGTGCAGTGTGGTGACGTATACGGGAAATGCCACTGCCAATGCTACTGTGGGGCATGGGCTTGGGGTAACGCCACAATTCTTTGTAGTTAAAATAAGAAGTACCACAGGCGAATGGTGTGTGTACCATACTTCAATAGGTAAAGATAAATATTTATTTTTACAAGCCACTGACGCGGCGGCTACTAGCGCAAATTTTTGGGGTACAACAGGCCCAACTTCTAGCACCATTCAACTTAATAGTGGCGGGGCAGTAAATAATAGTGGGTCAACGCATGTCGCCTACTGCTTTGCCGCAATCAAAGGCTTTAGCGCATTTGGTAGCTACACAGGTAACGGGTCTACTGATAGTCCGTTTGTCTATCTTGGGTTTAGACCTCGTTTTGTATTGATAAAAAGCAGTTCAGATATTACAAATTGGAATTTATGGGATTCGTCTAGACTAGGGTACAACGTAACTAATTCATTTCTTAATCCAGATTTGTCCAACGCTGAAACTATATTTTTATCAGATGTTGATTTTTTATCTAACGGTTTTAAATTAAGAACATCTTGGACTAGTTTAAACCAATCTGGTAGTACATATATATACATGGCTTTTGCCGAAAACCCATTCCAAAACGCTTTAGCAAGGTAACCCCATGTTTGCAATCGTCCAAAACAACACCATCGTCCAACTTGTACCCGAGGGCACAGCATTCACACTTGATGATGTGCAATACCCCGCCAACTGGTGCAACTTGTCTACCCCAGAAGAAAAGACCGCAATCGGCATGGTCGATGTCATCTACGGGCAAGCACCGTCAGACATTTACTATTGGGTTACCCAAAATGCGCCAGCCTTGGTTGACGGTCAGGTTGTAGTTACTTACACCTCAACCCCCAAGGACTTGGATCAAACCAAGGCCAACTGCAAGTCGCAGATCAATGCCACTGCTTATTCAATACTTTTTCCAACGGATTGGATGGTGGTCAAGGCTACTGAGACAAGCACACCAATTGATCCAGCATGGAATACTTGGCGACAGTCCATCCGTGTTACGGCGGGTGATTCTGTTACGGAGGTCATGGCGGCGGTTGATATGCCAGCACTTGAGGTGGTGATGGGTAGCATCACTTGGCCTCATGATCCTGATTATGTTCCACTAGGTGTTTAAATGAAAATCTCTGACCAACTGATTAACAGCATTCTTGGTTACCTTGGCACACGCCCATATCAAGAAGTGTTTCAAATGATTGAAGCCGTTCAAAAAGAAGCTCGTGATGTTGCTCCAGAGCCTGAAAAGCCAGCGGAGTAAACATGGAAGCCATACAAGAACTTGCCACAGAGACTGACAAGCGATTGAGTGTCCACGAGGCCATTTGTGCGCAAAGATACGAAAGCATCCAAGCACGCTTTGACGACGGCTCCAAACGCATGACTAAGATCGAGTACCTTTTGTACGTCGTGATTGCGGCTGTGCTCCTCGGCCCCGGCGTAGCGGCAGAGTTTGTCAAAAAGGTTTTGGGATTGTAATGGTTGACTTGACCAAAGCCATTGGAGCCGTTGCCGCCAGCATTGCCGCGCTAGGTGGCAGTTACACGCTTGCGGACAAGTTTGGCTTTTTTGACCGAGCCATCATTGAATGGTCTCCAGAGAATTTTAAAATTGTGGCAGATGCTGGAAAGCCCATCACTGTCACGGTTGCAAGAATAAAGAAACGGGACGACTGCTCTGTTGAGAGTTTTACGCCAAGCATTCGTGATGCGGCTGGTATGGTGCATGAGGCGACCACCACCGCAAGCAAGTTCAGCGGCCCAGCAGGCCCAGAGATTGACACATTCACCTACGAACTTACGATGGTGAGAAAAGAGAAAATTGCCAGCGGTAAAGCAACTTTGTTGGCAACCATTAAATACAAATGCCCTGAAGGGGAGCGCGTTGTGCAGTATCCCCGTCACGCAAATCTAAGTTTTGAATTGAAAGGGTGACCATGATTCCAATCGTTGCATCACTGCTTGGTACATTGGCTCAGAATGGTCTGGGCCTTTTGTCTTCTGCGCTTCAAGCAAAAGGCAAAGAGGTTGTTGAAAACGCTCTTGGCGTCAAAATTTCCGACAACCCATCTGATGCTGAAGTTGCCAAGTTGCGCCAACTGCAATATGACCATGAAGAGCGGCTGATTGAACTTGGGATTATGAAAGCCCAAGCCGAGTTGGAAGAACTCAAGGTATTTGCCCTAGCCTCCCAGAACGAAGACAACAACGTCACAGACCGTTGGAAGGCGGACATGAGTAGTGACTCTTGGTTGTCCAAAAATATTCGCCCTATGAGCCTTGTAGCCATCTTTGTGGGGTACTTTATTTTTGCCATGATGTCTGCATTTGGCCTGAACGCCAATGAGTCCTATGTCCAATTGCTGGGACAGTGGGGGATGCTAATTATGGGCGCTTACTTTGGCGGACGGACAATTGAGAAATTGGCTGATATGAGGAGCCGAAAATGAGTCTCAGTCAAGAACAAGCCGCATTCCTACTGGATGCCTGCGCCCTCATCAAATACGCCACTGAGCAGGGTTTTATGGTCACTGGAGGCGAATTAGCACGCACCCCAGAGCAACAGGCCATCTACGTCAAAACGGGTCGGTCAAAGACCATGAACTCCATTCACCTCAAGAGGTGCGCCATCGACTTGAACTTCTTCAAGGATGGACAGATAATATGGGATAAGGGCATTCTTGCGCCATTGGGGGCTTACTGGGAGACCTTGCATCCTAAAAATCGCTGGGGCGGCAACTTCAAATCACTCGTAGACTGCCCTCATTTTGAGCGCAATGTCGGATAAGGAGAACAGATGACAACCGCTTCGGTAATGACTTACGACTCATTGGTCGAAAACATCCAGTCTTATCTGGATCGTACTGACGACGTCACTCTTGCCAAAATCCCGCTGTTTATCATGTTGGCAGAGCAGATTATTGCTTCCCAAATCAAATTCTTAGGCAACCTGACTGTCAACACAAGCGCAATGACCATTGGTCAGCCCATCATTGACAAGCCTGCACGGTGGCACAAGACAGTCTCCTTCAACGTCACCGTAGACGGTCAGAAACAACCTGTACTGCTTCGTAAGTACGAATACTTACGCGAGTACGCTCCTGACGCAACAGTGACTGGCGTGCCTGCATACTACGGCGACTACGACTACACGCACTGGTTGGTGGCTCCATCTCCAACTTTGGCGTATGATTTTGAGGTTCTGTACTACGAGCGCGTCCAGCCCTTGGATTCGTCTAAT